TACTGGGCGGCGATTGCCAGCGGAGAGGGGAAAGTCTTTCCGCCTGTGACACGAGAGGAGCATTTCTTGGTGCTGGTAGCCGATGCGTACAGCGTTGTGCTCACGGTCGTTACCGGCAACCCCGCCCTCTTGGAAAATTCAAAGGGGAATCGTGGGCTGGAATCCCTTACCCTCTACGGCAAATCAACGCAGGTGAGCACGACTGGGGCGCAGTTAATATCATTAAACGATTCTTATGGAGTAACAACAGTAAACGGAGTAACAAAAACCCCAATTGGAATTTCGGCATGGAAACTAGAATGAATCTCCAAAGAGGATGCAATAATTTATCCTTATTCTTCGCTGACTTTTCTTAGTCTATCTAAAGGAGATTATGTATTTTCTGTATTTGGTACTTCAAAAGCAAAAGCAAGATATACAATTATTGGGAGAGGATCATCGGGATATATTCAAACTGGATACAGCCAGAAAATATCAATACAAGAGGACATAAAATTAACTTTCAATTTTCTGATTGAAAATGGAGTAGAATCGAATGGAATTTTAATGATTATGCTGAACTCCGGATCCACTTCTCTCCCTTGGGAACCTTACACCGGCGGCAAGCCCTCCCCGTCACCGGAGTATCCGCAGGAAATTGAAAGCGTAGGGGATGCTGGGGAAATTAGCGTGGAGGTGTGTGGGAAAAATTTGATTGCCGGGCGAAAGTTTTACGGCAATTATTCTAATGGTATAGCTTATATAATTAAATTGGATGGTGACGTTGTTTTTCCATACAAGCCATCATATGCAACATATGGAATTTGCTACGCAATCAATGCCTTAGCTGGTAAAAAATACACTTTTTCAGGTTATAACCTTAACGATAATGCATCACTTAGAATTGCTGAATATGCAAATCTGAATGATGCTTTGGATTTTGCAAATGTAATTGGTTATAAATTCGGAGGTCGCGCCGATACTTTTGTTACTTATACTGCGAAGGAAAATGGAGTAATAATTTGTTTAATTTCTGGCATTTGGGGCTCTAATAATGATCTGATTCATATTTGCACAGAATCGGAACTACTTCAAATCGAACTGGGATCCACGGCGACTTCCTACGAACCCTACAAGCCAGCCCAGACGCTCATCGTTCCAACACCAAACGGTCTACCTGGCATCCCCGTATCCTCCGGCGGCAATTATACGGACGAGAAAGGTCAGCAGTGGGTAGCGGACGAGATTGACCTTGCGAAGGGCGAGAGGGTGCAGCGGATTGGCAAAACTGTGGTGGATGGGGAAAAGGTGAAGTTTGTTGCTAGTTCAAATTCTGTTTATTGGAATCTGCCATTCAAAACATCACCGGGAATCATCTCGGGATCCCCATGTACATCAAGGTATTTTGCGGATGGAAAATTTTGGGCAAATAATTCGTATGATTTCGTTTGGACAACACCGGGAAAAATGAAACCGTATTTTGACACATCAGAGGAATTAAACGCTTTCTGCGTGCAGAAAAATTCCGAAGGAAATCCGCTTACAATCTACTATTGCATAGAAACTCCAATCCGCACACCGCTCTCGCCAGAAACAATCGCCGCTTATAAGGCATTGCGAACCTACAGCCCAACAACGACCGTGATAAACGATGCGGACGCGTGGATGAGCGTGGGATACGCAAAGATGAAATAAGGGTACGCCATAAAATGCGGGAGGTGGTAGAATGGAACTGGATACGAAAGTTGGGGACGTGGAGATTAAGCTCGATACGTCCCGCATAGACGATAATCTGCTGGAAGCCCAGAAGCTTTTGAATATGCAGGTAGTGGCGGACAGCGCCCCCTTCGTTCCATTCCGGCAGGGTGCACTAAGAAACAGTGTAAGATATCCAGACGGGGTATACGGCGGCATCGTTGAGTATGACACGCCATATGCTCATTATTTGTACAAGGGCGTTGTGTACGGTCCGAATATCCCGCTTAAAGACGCAGAGGGGAACATCATAGGGTGGACATCCCCTCCCAGCAAAAGCCCGACGCAGAGACGAATTAAATATCACGAGCCGGGAACAACGTCTGAATGGTTCGAGGAAGCCAAAAGGCGGCATAAAGACGACTGGCTGAATCTTGTGAGAAAAACGGTGGGGAAAGAGTGATGCTGAGACCAGAGTATTTTGAAGGGAAAGCTGACCGGATATTAGAACTCTATGAACGGCTGGAAAACTTTATCCTGCGGGATATCGCCAGAAGGATTTTAAAATCCGGGAAAATCACAGCCACGGCGGACAGGTTGCTGTACAGGCTGGAGCAGTTGGGGGAAAGCCGGGATGAGATACAGCGGCGTATCATGGAACTGACAGACCTGAGCGAAAAAGAACTGCGGAAGCTCCTGCGTGGTGCCGTGCTGACATCGTGGGAAGATGATGCGGTTACACTGTCAGAAATGGGTATCGCGGCGCAGTCTCCGCTTGAAAATGCACGATATATGGCTGTTATTGAAGCAGAGTACATAAAAAGCCGGGCGGAGTTGAAGAACCTCACAAGGACGACGCTGGAACAAAGCCAAAAAGACCTTGTGTCGCTGCTCGACGAAGCCGATGTAAGGGTAGCAAGCGGAGTGCAAAGCTATCCCGCAGCCATAGCGGATGTGCTGGATGCGTATGCGGGACGCGGCGTTATGGTGGATTACCCGACAGGGACGCGAAGGACGCTGGAATCTGCGGTACGATGCTGTGTAGTGACGTCAATGAACCAGACAGCGGCGCAGCTTACAAACAGGTATATCGTGGACAGCGGAACAGAGTATGTGTTAACCTCGGCGCACCTCGGGGCAAGAGTAAGGCGCGACGGGCAGCCCTTGCTTGCAGATCATGACGAATGGCAGGGCCGTGTATTTAAAATTGACGGAAGCGAGCCTGGATATCCGAACCTGCTGGAATCGACGGGGTATGATATTGATCTAACCACGGGAGAAGGCAGGGTTGTGGATATGAGAGGGATGCATGGCTATAACTGTCGTCACGGGCATATGCTGTTTGACAAGCGGATGCGGAATCCGTGGAGGGACGCAGAAGGAAATCTGCTGGATGGAAGCGGAAATAAAATTACCGATGCTGAGAATCTAAAACGGTATGAGGACAGCCAGAAGCAGCGAGCTATGGAGCGCGGAATCCGAAAGACGAAACGACAGTTGATAGTAAAACAGGAAGAGCTTGCATGGGCGTCCGGCGCGGAACGGGAAAAGCTTCAGCGGGAATATGACAAGCTGGCTTACAGATTGCAGGGACAGAACAGGGCTTACAATCAATATTGCGAAGAGCATGGATTGCAGCCGCAGTATGATCGGAATACATTGGCGGGATTTGGATACCCGCAGCAAAAGGCAGCGAATAAAGGGGCAAAAAGATATGCGGAGAATGGAAGTGTATAAAAGCGATGGGTGAAATGATGAACCGATTTGAATATTACAATCCAAACCCCTCAAAAGGGCAAAGAGTAGGGGATTGCACTGTGCGCGCATTGTGCAAGGCTTTAGGGCAAGATTGGGATACAGTTTATGTTGGGTTATCCGTGTATGGGTTTTCGTTGTCTGACATGCCAAGTGCTAATAGAGTCTGGGGTGCGTATCTGCGTGAGAATGGTTTCCGGCGGTATATCGTAGACGACCACGGACAGCATGTTTACACGGTAGACGATTTTTGCCGAGATCATCCAACGGGGACGTATGTGCTCGGGATAGACGGCCATGTGGTGTGCGTCAAAGATGGACATTACTGGGACACATGGGACAGCGGCCAGGAGATACCGATATACTATTGGGAGAAATAAGGAGATAGGCACTATGGAAACGATACAGGCTATTCTTGCTGTGTGCGGCGGCATTTCGGTGATAGGGGGCGCTGTGGCTGTGATACATAAATGGATATCCCCCGCGATTAAGCTCACCACGCGGGTAAAAGTCCTTGAAGAGCATGACAAGCGAGACTTTGAAACGATGCATGAGATTAGGGAGCGGGACAGCCTAATCATGGAGACATTGGTAACGATGCTTAACAGCCAGATATCAGGGAACAATGTTGAGCAGTTAAAAGAAACGAGGGGAAAGCTTATATCTTATCTGGCGCGGACGCAATAAGGGGAGTAATCTTGAAGGTATACGATTTTACAGTGTTTGAATTGGATTTTTTTCGCAAATACTGCAATTTTACACCTGAGGAACGGCGGCTTTTTGAATTACGGGCGCAGAATATTCCGCTGGAAAGATGTGCGGAGATGATGAACGTGAGTGTGTCCACCGTGAAAAGAATGAGCCAGCGAATAAACAAAAAGATAATACGGGTATGTTGATTTGATACTTTTGTAAGCCTTTGATGGACTGTCAGAGGCTTATTTTTTATGCCATAATTTAGCTATAGAAAGTCATTGAATTAGTCATAGGAGGCGCAGGCATGGCATTACCATATCAAGGATACGGCTATAACCCGTATCAGTATGGACAAGTAAATCCGCTACAGCCGCAGATGGACAGGCTGGCGCAGATGCAGGCTCAGTATCAGCAGCCACAGCAGATGCAGCAGGTAAATCAGGGGATCCTGTGGGTGCAGGGCGAGGCTGGAGCTAAATCTTATCTTGTCGCTCCAAATACAAGCGTCCTTTTGATGGACTCCGAAAACTCTAATTTTTATATAAAGACTACCGATGCCGCCGGGATGCCGACGCTCCGCACCTTTGCTTACAAAGAGGTCACGGTGGGCGCGAAAGAGCCACAGAAACAGGAGGAAGTGAACTTAGACGATAAATACGTTACTCGGAAAGAATACGACGATTTGAGAAGCAAATATGAAGAATTATATAGTTATCTCGAAACGGCAACAAAGCCGGAAGGAGGCAGACATGGCGAATCCCTTGTTTGAGGCCCTGAATGGTAATAGAATGGCCGGAATGCTGGAACAGTTCCAGCAATTCCGAAAAGAGATGGAGGGCAGAAATCCGAATGAAGAGATTAACAGGCTGTTGCAGTCTGGCAAAATAAACCAGCAACAGTTAAATCAAGCCCAGCAGATGGCGCAGCAGATGCAGGGTATGTTTAAAGGCTTTTTTAAATAGTACACAACCGGGTGCACACGGTTTTGTAAATACATTATCGAAGGAGATAATTACTATGACAGACGGTTTAACCGCTTCTGATGTTGCCGTATTAACCGGCGGCACAGGAAAAAATGACGGCTTCGGCGGAGATTGGGGTGCATGGATTATCCTTTTCCTGATTTTCGGTATGTTTGGCTGGGGCGGCTTCGGCGGCTGGGGCGGAAATGGTGGAGG